AATACAAGGATCAGATCAAAGAGCTTGCCAGCCTCGACAATCTGGAACGCTGGTTCGCCCAACATATATCCAACGGTGATCGTAACAACCAAATGATCAAGTATGCCCTTGCACTGTTGGACAACGGAATGACTTTGCCCGAAATCGAAACTCGAGTGAAGCAGTTCAACGCATCCCTTTCCAACGGGATGGAGCAGAGCGAGATCGATGCCACGATCATGCGTACAGTTGCACGCAAGTTCACTGAAGCAGCCTAAACCAAATTGATATCCTCGTATTATAACGGGGATATCTACCTTCTATCAACTTGATGTTGTTTCTCGGTTCTATTGATCCTAGAAAGATCAAGCACCCGAATCACCAACAAGGAGATAACCATGTCTCAGCAAATTAATGACCAACTCATTCTTGTGGTTGGGGAGTCTGCATCTGGCAAATCAGCCAGTCTTGCTAACCTCCCAAACCACGAACGGGTCATGTATTTGAACTGTGAGTCCGGCAAGCGATTGCCCTTCAGAAACAAGTTTCAAACGTATGTAATCACAGATCCCTATGAAGTTTTTGACGGCTTCGATCATGCCCTCAACAACCCTGATATTGATGTGATTGTCGTCGATACTCTGACATTCCTCATGGATATGTTTGAGAGCAAATACGTGCTCGGCTCTGCTGACACGATGAAAGGTTGGTCACTGTACCAGCAGTTCTTCAAAACCCTCATGCAAGACAAAGTCGCAAACAGCGACAAGTCTGTGATCATCATGGCCCACACACGGGCAGATCTTGATGAAGCTGCCATGGAGATGAAGACACAGGTCCCTGTCAAAGGTGCCCTGAAGAACAACGGCATTGAAGCCTACTTCTCTACCGTCGTTGCCACCAAACGCATCAACTTGAAGGACCTGAAGGACTCCGATCCTTCCCTTCTAAACATCTCTGAGGACGACAAACTGCTCGAATTCAAGCATGTCTTCCAAACTCGAATTACCAAAACCACCAAGGGAGAACGCATACGCTCACCCATGGGAATGTTCGAGAAGAACCAGGTCTATATGGACAATGACGCCGGGAAGCTCCTGGATCATTTGAACGAGTATTACGCTTAGTATTCAACTGGTTCACCCCCAAACCTCATCCAAAACATTAGGAAAAATACACATGAACATGTTTTCAAAATTCAAAGCAGGTACTGACGGCGTTGTACAAGATGCTGACCGTCTCGGTGGCTTCGCACTCAAAGAGACTGGCGTCTATGATGCCACCATCAAACTCATCTACTTCGGTGAGTACAAATCAGGTGCTCAGTTCGCTGAAGCGCACTTTGACATTGATGGGCACATGCACCGTGAGCGCCTCAACATCTCAACCAAAACAGGTGAAAACACCTACACCGATAAGACCACTGGGAAGCCTAAGTTCCTGCCTTCGTTCGAGACCTTGAACGACATTGCAATCGTGGCCACCGGCCAGGAGTTCACTGATCTCGTAGACCAGATCGAAGAGAAGACAGTCAACGTGTATGACCCAGATCTCAAGAAGGAAACACCAACAAACGTGTCTTGCTTGATCCCTGCCATGGGTCAAACCATTACTCTCGCAATCTTCCGTCAGTTCGTCGACAAAGAATCCAAAGACGACAACGGCAACTACGCACCAACTGGTGACTCTCGTGAAGAGAATGCCCTTGATAAGGTATTCCATACCGAGACTGGCATGACCGGATACGAGGCTAAGTCAGGCCTCGAAGAAGGTCTCTTCATTGAGCTTTGGAAGAAGAAGAATGAAGGCAAAGAGCCACGTAACCTTGTCAAAGGCAAGCCTAACTCCGGTAGCGCAGGTGCCCCTTCAGGCTCCGGTGCAGCCGGCGCTCCTAAAGCCAAGTCCAACATGTTCAACAAAGCATGAAGAAGCCGATATTCTTAGGCATTGATCCAGGAAAGAAGGGGGCCTTGGCCCTCTTCGACCCTGCTGACAATTCTTTGAACATCATGGATATGCCAACACTCCCCAAGCGTACCAAAAAAGGCGAAGACACGAACTACGCTTTGCTTGGAGAGATATTGGAGCCCCCACTTGGGGTACTTGTCCACTGCATGTTGGAGAACGTCTGGTCGATGCCGAGAGAAGGCGTCAGCTCTGCATTTGCCTTTGGCCTCAACAACGGCGCCATTATTATGGGCCTATCCGTTCACAAGATCCCCTTCCAGATGGTCACCCCTACAAAGTGGAAGAAGTATTACGGGCTATCCAGTGACAAGGGAACGAGTCGAGCTTTGGCCACACAACGCTTCCCTGAGAATGCCAAAGAGTTCAGCCGCGTCAAAGATGATGGTCGTGCTGAGGCAGCTCTATTGGCTCTGTACGCCTGCGAACAATACAAACACTGACCCAACCCCCCTTCCCTAAGGAAAAATAATGTTAATCAATATGCAAGCATCCCTGTCCTCCGAAGATATCAATGAAGCAATCGCGGCATTCGTAACGGAAAAGACAGGCTCGACAGTCAACCCAAGTGACGTGGAGTTGTCTTCCAACGATCACGGCATCTGGGCCAAAGTGACTATCGAAGCGGATCCAGAAGCCGCAACGACAAAACCAGCCAAGAAGAAGGCGCCGGCCAAACGTACCTCTCCCAAGCTCACAGCTGTGAAGACGGAAGAGACCCCAGAAACCGTTGAAGAGGAAGTCGTTGAAGATGAAGTCATCGAGACACCTGAAGTTTCCGAAACTTCCCCAGAATCTGACACGTCTGATGAGACACCTGCTGAACCGGAAGTCTCACCCGAGGAGACACTCTCCGAGCTGAAGGCTGCAGCTTCTGGTAAGGCCAACATCTTCAACCGCAAGACCTCTTAATCATGAACCTGGTCAAGGCGTTCCTCATCGGGATTGCTTTGACTGCCGGGCTCATGATTATCCCTGTGGTCATTGTGGTTTTGATGCCTATTTTGATCTTTGCCGCCATCGTTGCAGCCGTCTGGTTTCTCCTGATTCTCATTCAGGCCAGCGAGGATGACGACAATGAGGGACCACCAGACAAACCACCTTGATATCTGATGATCCCTTACGGGCTCCCTGCTTCCACCAGGGGGCCCACCTTCCCCATGAAAGATAAACCCATGACAACCGATAAATACGAAGACTTTCCTTACGAAGAGATCCGCGATGAAGTTGTTGGAGGTAATGGCGACTTCTTTGACACTATTAAAGACGCCATGTCCGCTGGTTTCGATGTTGATCAAATCTGGTCCATCACCGAAGAAGATGACGTTCAGACCCATGGCCCAAGCCACCACTATATCAACCGGCTGGGCTACGTCTGCACCAATGAGAGACATGATGGTGAGACATACTATCACTACGATATGTCTCAAGATCGTGAGCCGGAAGATCAGGCTGAGTTGGACAAAGACTGACAACCCCTGCGCCTGTAGCTCAACTGGATAGAGCACCTCAGTTCTAATGAGGTTGTTGAAGGTTCGACTCCTTCCAGGCGCACCATAAATCAAGGACATGCCCCATGAAAATCACCCAATCATACCTTGTCCTCGACTGGCTCTCATTCACCAATGCCCTCCCATACTGGAGAACAACAGCTCAAGTACCCACACACGAGGCTGCTATGGGTTGGGTCAACGCCTCATCCACACCCTCTGCAGTCATCAAGACTGACACAGACACAGCCAACGATCTCTACAGAAAAACGGTCTTTTCCACTGAAGAAATCGAAGAGCTTGGCGCGAATGTACATAACAAGTGTGCTCAGTAATCCCATCAACCCAAGAAGGAACTTCGAATGACTATCATGAAAACCATTACTGCTACGTCTGCGATTATAGCAATGACGCTGGTGTCAGCCTGCGCTTCTGCTCCAGAAGCAATTGCACCTTCATATGTCAGCGCCAACGCTTATTCTGACTACAGCTGTTCACAGCTCAATTCAGAAGCTGAGATCGTCAGCGGGCAACTCGTAGCAGCCACTGGGCGTCAGCAATCTGCTGCGGACAATGACGCCGCTATGACTACCGTGTCCCTGATACTGTTCTGGCCTGCTGCGTTCTTTATCAAAGGTGACGACGCTTCACCTGAGCTTGCTCGTCTAAAAGGTACAGCCGAAGCAATCAATCGTGCAGCTGTCCACAAGGGCTGTTAACCTAGCCTCAGAATACGGCAATGGCTCCTTGTCAAAAGGGAGCCATTGCCATTTTAATTCCTAGTTCGTCATGTTTATCCAAGGGTTAAGCCCAGGTGAGTTGAAGAACATATCCAGGCCGATGGAGTTAGGCAGCCTACCCTCTGCAAGGACGTTTACGAAGTTGTCCGAGATCGGTGAACCAACTGATACACCTGCTATCGTAGGCATCTCCTCAGTCGCAATGCTGGACAGGAGAGCCCGTAGCGGGTTGTCCCTGATCCGTCTGTGAGCAACCTTGACCGACTTGATCTTGTAGGCCCAGAACCATGTCGCACCTATTGACTCTGCATAGCTTCTCACCCGACCAGGTAAGAGGTTATAGTTCACGAATTCGTCCGAGACTTCTTTCATTGCAGTGTCATGAGACTCATCTTTATCGATGGTCCTGTGATCATACATCACTGCCTTTGCGAGGAAGTCACCATACTGGACTGCTCGGCTCATACCTTGGAACAAGGCTGTGTCCCTTGTGATCCAGAAGTACCGGCCGACTGTCTCTAGCTTGCCTGGGACCTTCTCCATCTGAGCTTCCATCCAGTCAGCCCACTTACCATCCCCAAGAGCGGCATCAGCATCTGTGATACCTTCAGAGATTGTTGAAAACTCACCGGCGTTGATCAATGGCCAGATCGACATACGCATACTGGAATCTCTCAGAGATTGCTT